GTATCGCCGATGGAATGTGCGTCATGCCAAGTAACCATGATGATTGAATGTTTCATAACACCGCCATATCTGACCAGCCACGCTTATCGTGCTTGCCAACTAAAAAGGTTAATGTTCCTGCCGTACTCCAATTACCCGAAAGATCGGTGTACCACTTTGAACCACCATCGTTAGACGGGCATTGAAAGCGATACCAAGGACCGAAATCTTGTACCTGTAAGTGATGGCGGTGCGCTGTTACCCAAATGTCAGGCTCGCGACCCTCCTCGCGCAAAACCCTAATTGATTGACCTCTCAGCCATTCAACTTCTTTTCCACTGATCTTATGACCATGGGTGAACGCCACTTTGACACCCGACAAAATGGATGTAGTCACCATCTCATCGTGAGGGATAACCCACTTCATGTTGTCCACTTCGGGACGACCAACAAGTATCCGCTGAAGAGCATCAGTTAAAAACCCTCCCGCATTATCCGAATCGGAAGTCACATTCTTTCCGCCTCTACGCATCCACTCACCATGGTTACACAACACCGAGATAAACTCTGATTGCTCGGCAAGCGAACTCAACCGCCTCACACCTTGCGCCCACAAATCTAAAGCCAACAACAACTGCTGTCTTTGAGTCAACTCAACCGTAAACAACTGTGACGCATAGTTACCATCACAACCCTCAACGGGATCACCCATGTTTACAATTGCGATGCGTTCAATGTTGCGCCCACATTTCCGCAACTCTTTGACACGCTGAACTGTTGCTTCAAAACCATCCAGTATCCGTTGAACGGTCGCGTCAACACCGCCGCCTGCCGACTTGCCGATCTGTTGGTCAGCCCAACAAACAACGAGCGTAGAAGGTGTCGCGTCTGATGGTGTAACCGCTTTAGGTAACGGCTTCCACTTAGCAACATACTTACGGATTTCATCTACTTCAGTGTCATTCAAAGCGGACAACGATTTGCGTTTAAATCGCGCCTTATACGAATACAGCCAAATGAGGTCGCGATCACCGTTCTCTAAACGCTTTGATGACTGCCACTTAGACATGCGTACCGTGTCGTCCGCCACTTCAAAAACATTCGGGTCAAGACCAAACGATCTCAATACAGAATCCCAATTGTCTGTCAACTCGGTTGGCATAGCCCCTGTGGACAACTCGCCACCATCTAAACCTATTTGCGCCCACGCCTTCGTATCAGCCGAATCGGGCATCTCTAGTTCATCGTTAAACTTTGACAACTGCATGCCTCCATCGGTGTAAACTTGCCTTGTGTACAGAACAACCCAAAGCCGTTAAAGCGCGTTGAATAGAACCTAAAGAAACCGAAGGGTTCATCAAAGCATCCATAAACTCTTCGTAAGACTCATCATCTAAAATCTCCTTGACATGTTTTCTCACATCTTTTTTTGTGTGAGAAACGGTCAAAGTTTGACTAAACTTACTTGCCTTTGATACAGCCACCATGCCCTCCCTCGTTGGGGAAAGACTACATCATGCCCCTAGCGTGATCGGTGATATGAGAATCAACCTTCTCTTCAACACGCTCAACACCATCAGCAAGCCGATTTAGCGTTCCCGCGACAATGGCATGATCGTCATGGTTCTCTTTACGGAACTGAATCAGCATCCCAACAATCGCGAGGAAGCCTGTAACAACGGCAGCGAGAACAGACGCGATACCAGCATCCACAACTAGGCAATAACCTTCGCATCAATAAATGCTTGTACCAGCGGCGTAGGCGTGTCGCCAGTGACAAGCCGAATATGCCATGGTTCGCTTTGAACTTCGTGCGAAAACCCATATAGGTGTTCGTTTTTAAGCATCCATTCCAAAGTTTTACCGTTTGCGTTCGCCACATCAACCGCCAAACCCCAATTATGATTTGAAGAGCCAGGGGTTGCTAAACAAGCCATTTTTGGTTTCAGATACCATGTTTTGCCTTCAAAATGGCGTGTTTCACCCGTACCCGTATCAGTCAAAGAGTAGCGCTGTTTGAAAGCGGCTAATTGCATGGCGTATGTGCGATATGTATCCGCGGAGGATGTCGGTTTTAGCACGATCCCTGCTTCTTTAGCGTCAGCAACCATTTTCAGCCATGCAGGAGCAGCCATGTGATGCAACTGTGCTGAACCACCGACAGAACGAAGCAACTCCTGCGGCAACTTACCCGCCTGAACACCCGTCAAGTCTTTCGGCATGCGGATTTTGACTACAGGAAACATTACTTCCCTGAAGTTTTTTTAGCGACAGCCTTCTTTGCGACAGCCTTCTTCGCAGCAACTTTCACACTCTTACCATCAGCAACGCCGACAGTGCCGATGAATGAAGCCAATTCAGGATCACCGATCTTGGTTGAAACCCAAGAAAGCAAACCTGTAATAACAGGAGTTGACATGGCGATAAGCCCTGCGTCAGCACCAGCCTTCATCATCAAAAACAAGATGATTCCCGCGATACCGCCCTTAATTGACTGATCTGTAGTCTGTTGCCTGCTCGTGCCGTTCATTAGTCCTCTTTGTTTGTGATGAATGACCCAAGAAGATGAATCACTATTCCGATAAGCGTAATCTGAATACCCATTCTGCGGGTACTACCCGACAAAGTGATGAGGACTAGCCCTGTTCCCATGATCGTCATAGTTAAACCATGAATCTCTTTAAGAAACTTCACTTGAACCTCTATACCTGCCAGTAGTTGACACCATGGTAAACCCCGAAAGGCTCAAACAGAAGCGTCAGAAGGGTTTACTACTTGCGAACCCTCGCCCCAACAGCGGTCGCTACAGCGCCCAACGAGATAGCCAAGAGTGTCCTTCTTTGAGACACAGGAATCCGCGAACCCAAAGGCGGATACATGTCAAAGATGCCTTCAAACACATTTAACTGTGTTTCAAAAGACTTTTTAACCTCCGTGGTGGCTTGAGAAATAGCACCAACTATTGCAGCCCCCTCATCAGAACTTAAAGCCGAAGCCACAATCGCATCAAAAACCTCCGCTGCTTGATCCCCCGAAACGCTCTCCAACACTTTTGGACTCATAGCCAACTCGGTTGCCTGCCCTTCACTCACTCCGTCAGCCTGAGCGATGACCAAATCCACTACTTGAGCCACCTGCTCGTTGGTGATGGTCGCGTTTTCAAGCACATTAACCACTTGCGCGAACTTATTGTCCGTTAGTTCAGGAGTCAAAATCGCGTCAAAAGTCTGTGCCAAAACCTCATCAGAAACCTTTTCGTCAAAGATCGCATTGATAACCGCGCCAAACTCTTTGTCGTCAAGCGGACTAGCAAGAATCTCTTCCGCGAGAGCAACAGTTTCGGCATCAGACAAGTCGCCGTCAAACGCCGCGGTAAAAACTGCTTCCAATTCCGCGACCGAAAGATCAGAACCAAGAAGGTTGTCAACAATCGCGCCCATCTCCTCCACGGTTGCTTCCGCGCTAAACACAGTATCCATCACAATTGTAAGTTCTTGACCTGAAAGATTAGAACTCAACAACGAAACTAAGACTTCAGACACTTGCTCGGTATCAGATGTATCGGCAAGTAGAGCATCCATGACAGCCAAAAACTGCTCTGTTGAAAGGTCTGCACTCAAAATGTCGTCAAGTGCAGCCGTTATTTCTGCTGTTGAAGCATCAGGTGTAAAAGCGTTCTCAATCATATTCGTCAATACCGCATCCGATATAACTTCGCCGACAAACGGTAGCGTTTCCGTTGGACAAACAGCAGCGTTTGCCACATTACACAAATCTTCCGAAGTCGGAACAGGAGTGTAATCAGGTTGTAATGTTGGCAATGTTTCATCTATGTCAACGATCGTGTCGGGGATTATTTCGGGGATCGTGTCGGGGATTAAATCAACTATCTCGTCAGGAATCGCATCAGGGGTAGGCTGAGGAAATGGGACTTCTACAATTGGCTCTACTATGGGCAATGGATCAGCCGTTACAAGCGTTGGGGGCAATAGCGGTTGCAAGAATCCTATGGTGGTTGTGGTTTCAGCAACCCACACGGTACCAGTAGGTGAAAGTTCTTGCTGTATTGATGTCGTGGTTATTTGTAATTGGCTTGATGTTGTTTGGGGTGCGGAAGAGGTAGTCGTATCAGCAATCGTTGTGTCGGCGGGAATAGTTGTATCAGGGGCGATGGTATCCAAAGGGATACTCGTATCAGACGGAATAGTTGTAGGTGATGGTTGAAACGAAGTCAAAAATGCTTCATCAGGAACAATCTCCCAACCCTGATTATCAATGTTCCACGCAAGCATCGCACATGTTCCACCGCCATGTTCGTAAAAGAAAAAATCTAGCAAACTATTCCCCGCAGGTAAATCCGATAGATCAACCCATTCCGCTGAACAACCCTTATCATCCCAAGTACCGAACTGGTTGCCACCAATTTTGATTACACCACCATCATCTGCGGCGATATAAAACAAAATTGTTTCATGTTCAGGAATAATGATTGTTCCAGTCATGTGAACCATGAACATGTCGTCAGGGCAACCCTCAAGAGGCTCACCATCATAAGAACGGTTGATGTTGTTCTCTATCTCCTCATTACAAATCGGATATGCGTCATCCGACTGAACTGGAGGTATATCGGAAACGCTGTATGCAACCGAATGTAAACCTTGCTGTGACTGTGCGTTAGCAGTTGGCGCAAATAAAGCAAGTATTGCTACAGGAGCAAATATCAACCATTGAGAGTAACGAGCCATACATCACTCATCAAATAGTTATCGTTCCAGTACCAGCCGTAAAAGTATAAACCTTGTATCCAGTCGGAGTAGTTTTTGCGTATGTCAATCCACCACTCACAGAAGTCAAATCAGGAAAAGTATTCGCATAGCGAATAATGACAATTCCGCTACCGCCACTAGAAGGAACACCACCACCACCGCCACCACCAGTATTTGCGGTACCTGCGTTTGCTGAACCTAGCCAATCGGAACCATCAGCACCTCCACCAGCACCACCTGACCCTGGGGCGCTTCCACCACCACGAGTTCCTCCTCCTGCACCACCTGCACGAGTTACTGATGTGCCTGTGATTGACGATGCCAACCCTGCACCACCATTGCCGCCAGTGTGAGCAGAACCTTGTGTACCTCGCGCACCTGCACCGCCACCGCCACCACCGCCTGAGTCACCGTTGGAACCACCGCCATAATGACCGTCATAACCTTGACCAGCAGTTCCAGCACCAAAACCTGATGCTTGAAAACCACCACCCGCACCTGAACCACCTGAACCACCCGAAGTACTTACATAACCACCGCCACCGCCAATGGATGTAATTGAACCCAAAACCGAGTTGTTACCTTTTTGACCACTGCTACCACCAGCACCCACAGTGATCGTGTAACTAGTTCCGCCGCTTACAGAAAGTTTTGATTCTGTAGCAGAACCACGACCCGAAGTTTCTGTACCAGTTGAGTTGCGGTATCCACCAGCACCGCCACCTCCTTCATAACCGCCCTCAATACCACCGCCGCCACCACCAGCGATAACAAGATATTCAAGTTGAGATACAAGTTCAACAGCAGCACCACCCCTTGAACTAACAACACTTAAATTGAAACCAAGTTTCATGGCTTACCAAAGACAAATAATGGTTGATGCCGTAGTTGTCGTACTCCAAACACGAGTAACACGAATAGGCAAAACTGCACCAGCAGGGACAGCAGTGAACAAAACCGTTCCTGAGTCTTGCATAGTTACTTTAATGTTCCCTGTCGTGCCAACATAAAGGGCGCGAGAAACATTAGTTAAATCGGTGGAATCCGAAGGAGTGACAACAACAGCATTTGTTGCAGGATCACTAGTCGTGGATTGTACGCGGGCGAAATTGTCTATAGCAGGCATTGGGATAGTATGTCACACGAATTACGGCTTGTCTATCGCTACCAACTCAAATACGGGTTACTAATTGACCAAGTTAAAAGACACCGAAATCCTGTCTTTTTCATTGGTGTTCACCCCAACACCATGAGGCATCCAAGACGGAAATAGAAACAGCCTATTTTCAACAGGTTTATATGAATGTTCAACAGAGGAGTGCGGGTTTTCTTGCATCAAAGACCCCGAATTAAGCGACTTTATAGAGAACGACTCAAACATGTTTCTGTAAAAATTGATTGATCCGCAATCCTGTCCAGTAGGGATTGACACATAAAAAACACCAGCCAAAATGCTTGATGGATGGGTATGAATGATTTGACTTGCGCCAAGACCATTGATATTTATCCAAGCGTTACTCATTTTAAGGGATGAAACAGACGGCTGAAAAGTTTTGTAAGCGGTGTTCGCATACATTTCTATCGTTTTCAACAAGCCTCCGAACTCGCCACCTTTCAAGATTTCACAAGAAGCACAAATATCGGCAGACTGATAAGACTCAAGACCGCGATTACTTTTGATCGTTGTCATGTTTTCATCGCGGAACTTCAAACAATACTCATGTATTGCCTGTAAATCGCAATCTAAGTCAACATTCCAAATTGGGCTAGGAAAAACATATTCCAAGTTCAACTCATGCAGATGTGATTTGTTCCCATTCAAGTTCATCTTCATTCCAATCCCACATACCGCCCTCAACGGTTGTCAAAGGCATTTCCACTGGCGCTTTCCAAGTATATGTCTCGTCAAGTTCCCACGAAGGATAAATCTGCGGTTTATGAAACACATCTAAATCTTCGTTGTAAACATCGCCAACCCCTGCAAAGTTCCCTCTGAACTGACGAGAAAAAGATGTTTGCAAGAAGTCTCCTTCAACACCAATGGACGCAAGAAAAGCCTGTCCGACCGCTTCTGATTCAGGGAAATCAAGATTATCGCAATCCGCGTTGTCCACTTTAAGAACACCGACAACGATGTTGTCAACTATTTGAGCAAAACTAGCCATGGTTATATCGCCGTTACAACAAAGTTTGTTGTTCCTGTAATCGTATGAGTCGTATAAGTTGCGCCAACAGATTTGGTTCCGCCCGTAACAGATGCGCCAGTAGCAGCAGAGTTCAAATATCTAATAATACAAATGCCCGCACTTCCATCACCAGGATTGCAACCATTAGTACTCACATTTTGTCCACCGCCACCGCCACCGTATGTTGAAGCAGTTGACCCACACGAACCACCCGAACCACCAGCAGCATGCGTTCCGCTACCCAAAGAGTCTGATGCACCACTACCACCAGCGCCGTTTCCAATACCAAAACCACCAGTACCAGCAGAACCTTTACCACCACCACCAGCAGGAGGACCTGGGTTTCCGCTACCGTAAGCAACAGAACCACCATCATTACCTTGACCTGCGGTTCCGCCACCGCCACCGCCTGAAACAAAGTTTGTGATTCCAGCACCACCGCCCGAACCACCACTGTTGCCTGAGAAAGTACCAGCACTACCAGCACCACCTCCGCCACCACCCACAGAGGTGTATCCAAATGCCGTACTGTTGGTTCCGTTTGTGCCACGAGTTGTGTAGTTGTTAAAACCTGCTCCACCGCCACCGCCGCCAATAGAAATGCTGTAAGTTCCAGCAGTTACGGTTTGCCCTGTAATGGTTTGCATGCCTCCAGCACCACCACCACCACCTGCCGTGTTCGTCCACTGACCTGCTCCGCCACCTGCTCCACCAGCAACAAGCGTGAAGTCAACAGACATGCTTGCAAAAGAAGTCGTAAATGTGACACCCGAAGAAGCAGGACCAGTTCCGATGATGTTGACTGCTCGCAAATAAATTGTGTACGAAGTAACAGCCGTCAAACCGCTCACCGTTATAGGAGATATCGCGTCAGTAGGGCTTAGTGCGGTGAAAGTGCTGTTGTTAAAAGAATACTCATAGTTGGTGATCGGTGATCCACCATCATTTGTTGGTGCTGTAAACGAAATTGCGACATTTGTTGAAGTCGGGATAGCAGTTAAAGATGTAGGGGCGTTCTGCGGTGCGCTAACCCCAGGATCAACACCAGCAACAATTTGCATGGCTAACTCGCTATGTTGCCGACCAACACCCAATCGTTAGTGGCAATGCAGATGAGGGTTGCTACAGCATATTGACCAAAAGTTTTTGTTTTAGTTCCCGAACTTTTCATCGTCACAGTCGCGGCAGGAGTAAAAGTGACTTGACCTGCGCCCAACTGCATAATGTTTATTTGATCCCCGATAGCAAAAGTTGATGCGGGAATCGTCACGACAATTGAAGAGGCATTTGAACAGGTCACTAATTTTCCGATATCGCCTGTGGTGAGGGTGTATGTGGTTCCTGTTTGTGCGTTGATAGAGATAATGCTCGCCGCCACTGTGGTCATATTGGCTGCGGTGAGGGTATCTCCAGCCGTGAAAGTCGGTCTTATAGGCATAGTTCCTTGATTCTAAAGGTAAACATCTGTTTGTAAAGCATAAACGGGCTGTTAGTGCCACAGTTTCGCATCAGTTTTATAGAACTACTTCAACCCAAGCCAAATCGGTTTCGTCCCAAGCATAGATTCCTTCACCATCAGGACGAGGTGTTGGCGCTTGCCAATCATGGTTTTCATCTAATGACCATGACGGATACGGCTCAGGGGCAACAAAAACATCAGCATCTTCATCATAAAAATATCCGATACCTGCATACTGTTTACGAATCCGATGGTTGTATGAAGTGCGTACACAACGCTGTCCATAAACCTCACCGTAATGTGTTTCCCAATCAGAAATACCATCAACCGTTTCATCTTCGTTGCGACCAACGATGACTTGTGTGACGATGTTGTTGCTATCTAGAAATGCGTAATGTGCCATTAGACTGTGACCGTTCCTGTTCCTGCCGTGAATGTATAAACCGTGTATGAACCCGATGTTGTTTTTGTGTATGTGAGTCCAGCAGCAATACTAGACAAATCATTGTATGTACTGAGGTAGCGCAAAATTACGACCCCTGAACCGCCAGCACCGCCACTACCTGCGCCAAAAATAAAGTCTCTACCACCACCACCACCACCACCAGTATTTCCTGTACCTGATGAAGCAGGGTTAGTTCCACTATTCCCACCGTTTGCACCACCACCAGTTCCACCCGAACCTGTGCCGTTTCCTGCCGAATCACAACCACGACCACCACCACCGCCACGACTTACGGAACTGCCAGAGACAGAACTTGATAATCCAGCACCACCATTAGAAGTGCTACCCGCAGCACCCGCACCACCACCGCCACCTGAACCACCTGCAAAACCTGATGTTCCAGCAGCACCACCGTTGCCAGTAGTTTGACCACCAACACCACCTGTAGAAGTCACAGAGCCAAACACAGAACTGCTACCAGTAGTCGCTGTACCACCACTAGAACCAGCACCACCAGCACCGACTGTGACTGTAAAAGTATCGCCAGTAGCGAATAGTAGTGCAGATTCAAGAGTGCCACCGCCACCAGTGGATTCGCCTGCTACAGATGATCTGTATCCGCCCGCACCACCTGCACCACCTCTGTCGGCTCCACCGCCACCGCCACCAGCGATAACAAGATATTCAACAGGATGCGCGGCAGCACAAACTAACGAACCTGACGAAGTAAAAGTGTGATATGTATAACTACCGCTAACTACAACCGTTCCTCCAGTTACAGAAGTACTGTAAGAAGTTTTATTCGCTGTCAAATAACGAACAATAACAATTCCTGAACCACCAGCACCAGCAACCGTTGACGGCAAAGGTCTGTCATCGCCACCGCCACCACCTGAACCTGTGTTCACTGTTCCTGCAACACCCGCGTCACCGCGACCACCGCGACCACCGCCACCTGAACCACCGTCAGCACCATAAGGACCACTACGGTAAGTGTCGCTTCCTGCGCCACCACCACCTGCGTAATATCCGCTTACACCAGTAGTAGTCGCCGATGCCCAAGTTGATGCAGTGTTGCTTCCAGCGCCACCAACACCCGCGACACCACTTGAACCATTACCGCCAACACCACCCGCGCCACCACCGCCGCCACCTGAATATGAACCTGTTGCGGTTCCAGCACCACCGTCATAACCCTCTACTGGAGAATATGAACCAGCGTTGCCCGTACCTTTAGTTGCACCACTTGATGTCTCATTACTTCCACCACCTGAACCACCGTTCTGACCCGAATCAGCACCACCTTGCCCACCGCGACCACCACCAGTCGCACTCAATGCGCCAAAAGAAGAATTGCTACCGTTTGTACTTCTAGCCGCAAAAGTGTAATCCGAACCGCTAGTACCACCAGCACCAATCGTCACTGTGGTTGTTCCATTAAACAATCTTTGCGATGTCAACAAACGGTATCCACCCGCGCCACCACCACCCGAGGCGCCACCATAACCACCAGCACCACCACCAGCAATAATTAGATATTCAACAGGAAAACCTGAAACATCTAAACCTGCACCAGCGTTAATCCAAGTACCGACCTGTGTACCAACACGACTGCGAGTACGAGCATTAGCCATTAGACAGTCACCGTTCCTGTACCAGCAGTGAAAGTGTAAACCTTGTAACCCGTAGGAGTCGTTCTTGTGTAAGTCAAACCTGCGCCTATAGAAGTTAGATCATCAAAAGTATTCGCATAACGAATAATCACAACGCCCGAACCTCCAGCACCGCCCGCTTGTCCGCCTCCGCCTGGGTATCCGCAACCTCCACCACCGCCACCAGTATTTGCAGTACCAGCAACACCATCAGCGGACATACTTCCTGCCCCCCCTCCACCTGCTCCTCCTGCTCCTCCAGCACCAGCAGAGTATTGTCCACCACCGCCGCCGCCACCTGCATAAGTTATTGATGAACCCGAAATCGTAGTCGCAACACCAGCGCCACCCACACCACCAGCGGGCGCACTAGTTGCATTACCACCAACCGCACCAGCGCCACCACCACCACCAGCAGGGAAACCACCCATCTGCACATGACTTCCACCACCAAAACCCTGATTTGCTGTACCAGCACCAATTGCATACGCATTAGAAGGAGCGCCACCACTTGATTGACCACCACCACTACCACCAGTCGTGCCACCAGCACCGCCACCGACAGATGTGACCGAACTAAACACAGAGTTATTGCCACTTACGCTATTAGAACCACCACCACCAACTGTAATTGTGTATGAACTTCCACTACTCACGCTAAGAGCCGATTCCAAAGTTCCACCACCACCAGTAGCAGTAACAGATGACCTCAAACCTCCAGCACCACCACCACCACCTGATGAACCCCCACTTCCACCTCCACCACCTGCGACAACAAGATATTCAACAGTTGGCGTAGGATTAACAACAGCACAAACTAACGAACCTGATGATGTAAAAGTGTGGATCGTATAACTTCCGCTTGTGGTTATCGTTCCACCAGTAAGGCTCATGTTAAGAGCGGTTTTGCTTGCTGTGAGGTAGCGCAAAATAACGACACCTGAACCACCAGTACCGCCAGTTGCTGGAGAACCAGCACCACCACCGCCACCGCCACCACGATTTGCGGTTCCAGCAGAACCAACAGTGTTAACACCTCCAGCGCCGCCTCCGCCACTTCCACCAGCACCAGCAGTTCCACTAGTCGTCACCGCGCCGCCGCCACCACCTGCGTAAGCAACAGACGAACCACTAATACTGCTAGAAAGACCTGCACCACCAGCACCAGCGACAGTTGTTGCAGACGAAGATACACCTACAGCACCAGCGCCGCCACCACCCTGACACGGCCAGTACGGATTACCACGCAGAACCAATAAACTTGCACCAGCAAAACCTTGATTCGCTGTTCCCGCTCCGCCCGTGTAAAAGTTTCCACCCGAACCTCCGCCACCACCGCCTGAACCACCCGCAGCACCGTTTGTGTTTCCTCCTGCGCCTCCACCAATGGAAGTAATAGAACCAAAAACAGAATCAGTGCCATTAGAACCACTAACACCACCAGCACCAACGGTTACCGTGTAGGTTCCTGTTTCAACATTTAATGGAGATTCTAAAGTTCCACCACCACCAGTTGACTCACCTGTTACAGAACTCCGATAGCCACCAGCACCTCCACCACCGCCATCGTTTGCACCACCACCACCGCCCGCGATAACAAGATATTGGACAGCAAGAAACGATGTTGTTCCCAAACCTCCCAAACTTGCGTTCAGCCAAGAACCAATTTGTGTGTTAGTTAATGCGTGTCTGTCGTAAAAACGATTGCTCACGACAACCTACGCTGTTATACGGTTGACATACCCGAAAATAGAAATCTTAGAAGCAGTAGCAGCAAAAGCACGAACAACTTTCGCACTAGCATTACCTTGCAAAATTAACCCTGCGACAACCAAAACCAAACCGTTTTGTGCTGTAAGCGTTTGCTTAATCACATCTTTAGGGGCTGTAACACCACCAAACTCAATGGTCAACAAAATAGATGCCGTATCGTTGTTGTAGGCATACAACCAAACCTCATCAATGGTGGTTGTGGTGGCTGAAGCGGTATGAATCGCGGTACCAGCCGTAGCAGTCGCGGCAACCAAAATACCCAAACCATCGCCCGTTGTACCAGCAGGTTGTAACGCCAATTTAGTAAAAGTTGCCATAAGTTCTCCTTAGCCAAAAATCTGTAACGCTAAAACTATCTGATCGGAATCGCTACTTGGTTTCAGATCAACCTCGGTTTTTACAGCAGTGAAGTTTGCGTTCATAGTACTCGCAGAAGCAGTTTGTCCTGAAACAAAAGTATTGGGAATCGTCAAAGTCACAAATTACATCCTAATTCACCAAACACGGCTTGTCTCTAAAGCGGTGTTTACTAAGTGTCCCATTTGCCCGTATCCCAAAGACCCGAATCCCAAATAAGGAAAGTCACAATGAACGGTGTTGCGGAAGATGTACCAGTACCCGAACCCGTAGCCGTTCTTATTGCTGTCAACACTTTCACAGCGGTATCCCCTGTTGTCGCTCCACCCAAACCAGTAGCGGTGCGAGGCATAGTTCCAAACGAAGCCAAAACATTCGCATTTAAGATGCCGTTTGTGGCTGAATCCAAAACAAGATAATTTACCTGCACACCAACAGCGGTGCCACTACCAACACCTGAACCAGTAGCCGTTTTAGTAACTTTTTGCGAACCTACAGCCGTTCCACTGCCTGTTCCCGAACCAGTAGCAGTACGAACACGAATAACTGTTCCAACCGCTGTATCACTTGCTGTTGCACTACCCGATCCAACAGCGCCACGAGGAGAAGTGTGCAGTATGACCGCGGTACTTGTACCTGTACCCGATCCTGTAGCAGTTCTAATAGCAATAACCAACCGTACCGCGGCACCTGAACCCGCACCTGATCCTGTAGCAGTACGAGGAGAAATATGAACACCAATAGCAATATCCGATGTTGTTGCCGAACCGCTACCCGTAGCCAAACGAGGAGACAAATGTACCTTGACAACAACAGAAGTACCCGTACCTGAACCTGTAGCCGTTCTCAAAGAAATATGCAAACCAACAGAAACCGAACCCGCTGTAGCACCACCCGAACCTGTAGCAGTACGAGGAGCAGTATGCAAACCAAAAGCCTGACCCGTACCAAGACCAGCGGTACCAGCCGTACCATTAGCCGTTCTCGTATAAATATCAAAAGTGGCGGGAGACATTTTAAAAGTTATTTCATGCCCCATAGGAGAAATAACATGATCTATGTGGTCAATAATCACATTTTGGTAAATCTGCGATGGTGAACCAACACTAAAGTTTTTGATTACACGGATCGCCGAAGCCAAATCAAGATTCATAATTGCTTGCTGATCTGTCAAAGAAACACTATTACCAGCAAACCTAACCCCCATACCATCAAATCTATAAGACGGAGTTCCATACAAATCAATCAAGTAATCAGCCATGGTTTGAGCATTGGCATCAGAACACAACAAACCTGTGATATTCAAAGCGGAAACCCCAAAGGTGGTTTGACTCGCAGTATTTTGGGCAAGACCTGGGCTGATTGAATCTATTGGTGTGCAAATGACGCGGTTAAAAAGGTTTTCTTGACCATAAACAATTGAAAGAGAATGATATTCGGTTCCTGATCCGTCATCAGCGAACACTTTCCAACTAGTCGGAGCGCCAGCAATACGCTGCGAAAAGTACAGGGTTCCGTCACCTTTCATAAACAAATAGCCTTGCTCCGTAGTTGCCACTGCCTGCAAAGCATCCAAAGCGCGGGTTTGATCTGCGATCGGGTCATCCAAACAGAGGATGGTTCCTGTAGCAATAGAAGTTGGTCCCGTGTAGTTAATTTCAGGTAAAGCCAAAATAGTGTTTATTCTTGCGCCCGTAAGTTGATTAGAAGGGTAATACTCTTCAACCAACGAGTTAGCCAAAATACCAAAATCATCCGCCACATCAATAGTCACCGTAGAACGAGTATTGGGTGCAGAAGTTGGATCATACGAAATGTCCACATCGGTAATACGACCAGTAAAAATTGGTGTACTTTCGTAATAAAGCACCACTTTTCGGCGAATTGTCACGCCCGAAGTTCCTGTAGTCGGATTGTAATATCTTGACGATTGGTTAATCGGGTCAAGTTCGCGATCGTTATTTGAAAGAGTTAATGTCATTGTTCCCGATTGAAACGACTGAAACTGATCGTGCCGTCCACGCGAAATAGTTACTTCCAACAGACGATCAGTAAGATCGTCATTAGCGCGACCTTCTAAATAACAGTTTCCGTTTAAAATCCCGAACACGCTGTCGTTCAACTTAAAAATGTTTTGAGGCGTACCAAGTTCACCAATCAGTGTGTACTCTGCACCCCATGGCATAACCTGTGGCATTAGAGAGTCTTTACAGGTATTTTGCCGTTACGCCTCTGATAGCGAATCAATTCATTAACGATTGCATCGCCAATATCTTTTCCACCAGCACCGAAACCTGCCTCAATGTTTAAAGTAATAGTTGTCCCACCGCCACCGTTGGTCATACTGTTGACGAGTCCCATAGGGAGAACCATCTCAGGACCATTTTCCCCGATCATCGCCATTTGAGGCGTTTGGGCAATACCGCCCGTTGCATAAGCAAAACCGCGCCTCTGCTCCAACGCTTGAGCCTGATCGTAAGACAAAAACCCTGCTCGTGCCGCAGCCATTTCTGCTGCCCCTGAACTTGCAAAAGCGCCGCTTGCAGTTGGTGTGGCTGTCAAATCTGTTAACTGTTTAGGCAACTTGTTGAGCGTGTCCTGCAATTGTGGGATATTCATATCAGGAAGAGCAGATTCAAGTTCCTTCAACTTAGCCTTCAAACCATCAACAATCTTCTGAGCCAAATCAACACCCGTTTGATAAAACGAATCACCCAACAACTTAGACAAATCCTCGGCAGTTTTTTTCAATGTTGCATAAATGCCGTTTGTTTTGGTGACATTTGCTTGAATCTCTTCGGCGCTACCAGTCAACAAAGCGTTTGCAATCTCGGTACCAGCGTCAATACCAGCGTTCAAAACCTCTTGAATTGCTTCAGGACGGAAACCAGCAGTCAATAACTGGCGAACTTTAGTGTTAAACAACTCTGCTTTATCTGCTTGACTAGCCAAAGCCGTAACAAAATTGATACCGACATCTTTACCAATGGTGAAATAGTTGTTAGAAAGATCGGTACCAGCCTTCTTAGAAACCTCAGCAATCTCCTTAAACAAATCATTCGTTTGACCAACAGCAACACTGCCACCATCAATCAACTCTTTAGCCATAGCAGAACCAGTTTCAGCACCAGCCGAAATAATCTGTCCCATTGCCTCTTTGGACAAACCCAAACCAATCAACTGCTCCAACTGTGATGCAAAACCTTTAGCCTTCGTAGCCTGTGCTTGCAAACGCTCCAAAAAGGACATTTGAGCAGACTGTGCAGAAGTTGCAGCGTTGGTAGCATCAGCCAACTTCTTCTGAACAGGAATTAAGGCATCCGCCGCTTTTGCAACATCCTCATACGCTTTAGCCTGAACCTTAGAATAATTTTCCAAAGCATCACGGCGAGCCTTACGACCATGAGCCGTCAAATACGCTTCCTCCGCGGCAGCAATATCATCTAACGCAGTCTGTTGAATGTTTGCGTACTCCGTATTTGCGTCATTCATATCGGTTTGCGCCGAAATAAGATCATCGTTTGCTTGTTGCAAATCGCTTGTAGCAGAAGTCTGTTGACTTAACGCATCAGCAAAAGACAAAGTAACATTTACTGCGTCACGACCTGCATCACCATAAGCCTTCATGTCATCACGAGCCTGTTTTAGCCCGTCATTGACTTCTTGTACCGCCGTTTTAGCGGCAGTTAAAGCGTTACCAAAGTTGTATTGCCCCATGATCGCGTCCTTGGTAGCAGACACCATGGCTTCCAACTTCCCTGTAACCTCATCTAACTTTTTCTGCTCTTTATCCAAAGCAGTATTAACTAAAGCCAAAATCTTCTCTTTCAAAGCATCCTTTTGCTTTTGCAACGCCTTATCAGCCGCGTTTTGTGCAGCGGTATTATCTTTGATAGTTGTCATTGATTTATTTGCTGCATCCAAAGCAGATTTTTCTTTACCCAAAGAATCAATCAATTGAGTTAACGCACCATACTGTCGCCCGTAAGATTCAACCATTTCTTGATTCTTGGGATCACCATTGTTCAACAGAAGCAAAATGGCAGCAACTCTTTCCATTTCTTTTTTAAACCTTGTAATATCTGCATCAATAACAACCGTGGATCGCATGCCTTTTAACAATCCCATAGTCTCTAAAACCGTTTTTAATACTGCATCTTCGGCACCACCCGCTTTAGCGGCATCATAAAAGCGTTGAGTCATCACCGTCTGCATTGCGGCAATATCCTCGGCACTCCTACCCGATTCCTTCATAAATGAAGCATTTTTGGCAATTTCATCACTTAAATCAAACGATGATTTTGTCAACGCATCAGTATTGCCCTTAGCATCTTTTGCGCCCTTAACAAGCGCAGTCAAACCTTCACGCAAACCGTAAAACGAACGAGCCGCTTTTCCCGCGTCAACCGCTTCAATCCCAAACAATTCTTGAGCCATCTGTTCAGCCGAAAACTTGCCATCATCTGTAGCAGACTTCATTTCGCGCAAACGCTGAATCAAACCTATTGTTGCCCTCTTTGCGTTATCTTTAGCAACAATATCTTTTTTAGTTTCAGTATTTACACCAGCAATTGACTTCCCGACCTCCGACAAAATATCAAGATAATACTGATCTCCCTTAACAAGTTTTTGTGTTTCGTAACGCTTATCAACTGTTGCACGAGAAGCAGCAACAGTTGCCGCCTGTTCTTTACCGAGTGCTTTAACAGCATCAAGTTCAACGCCAACCATGTCTTTGATGCTTGTGTTCTTGGCTTGAGTGTTTAGTTCATATATCGCTGAAGCAACATCTTGGTTTGCCACACCAAAAACCTCGGTGTTTTTGATAAATCGTTCAAGTGAAACACCATCCATTGATTGTGCCAACATATCTGCGGCATCCGACCCCGCTCCAGCAGAGATCAACATTGCTTTAGCGGTCGCTTCGTTTGCGGACTTAAACTTCATTAAAGTAGGAATAGCATCAGCAGTTTCAAGACCCAATGAGTTCAATGCAACATTAAGTTTTGCTCCATCTTCACCAGTGTCGGTCAAAGTTTTGCTAAGAGCGCCAACATTTGTAAGATACTTCCCTAAAGCCTCATTGTTTTTTGCAAGAACTTTCACCTGTTCTTGAATAGCGCCAGTTAACTCTGTTGTGCGTTCTTTTTGCTCTTTGTTTCTGTTTGAAAACGCAGAAAACAGTTTCATCAAAACAGTAAGCACAACAGTAAAAGCAAGCATTGGCAAAATTGAACTCACAAAACTTAGAGCCGCGACTTTTGCCTCAGTGAAACCTGCTTTTGCTGCAAAACCAAACGCCTTTACTGATCCAACACCCTGTTGTATTGAATAACGGTATTCGTCCATCATTCTTCTAGTAAAACCAATTGATGCACCAAGCCTGATTTGCGAAGCGGTTGCCACACCATCT